TCCAGTAATCGGAATTCTTAAGTGTTTCAATAGAGCCTATAAACTTTATACAGTACCCGTAATCCCAGGTGGAAGAAGTAAAGGAGCAGTAGATAGAGTTACAGCTTCAGAATACACAAGTTTTGGTAGTGGTTCTTCTGGAGGAGAGCTGAGTGCATATGCTGGTCCTTTTAGACATAATAAAACTTATAATATGTGGGAAAATGCAGTAACAGATATTTTAGGCGACAGAGAGTTTCAACCAATTTTTGACAAAGATACTAAATTGAGAGTCGGAAATAAAATGAAAGAAGGCGCTGGTACTATTTTAAGAAGGTTCATGACCGACATTATGGATGGTGAAACTCTTTATAAATCCAAAGAAGATTTTGGAAAAGGTTCCGGAGGCGCTCAGAAAGTACTACTTGAGAAATATTTTGGCGAAGTACCAGACGACATAAAAGAAACCGATTTAGCATTCTCACCAAACGAAATTAAGGAAAATACAGAATTGCAGTCAAAAATAAAAACTGCATCAGTCGAATTCAAAAATGCTAAAAGTGGAGTTATTGATGATGCAAAAAAACTTAGAGGCATGATTTTTAAATTAAATGTAGAAATGACTAAACCAACAGACTATAAAGAGGAAGATAAAGACAAAAATAAAGAAATAGACACAAATAAAAGATATTTCTATATACAGGAGGCAGAAGGAGACATGTTCTATTTAGTATTCTCAAGAAGATTTGGAAATTTTGCAAAATATGTTGCAAATGATTATATGAACAGAGAAACAAAAAGAACTGTTTCATTTAATCCATCTTCTCTAATGACAGAATCACAATCAGATCTTTATCTTACTAAAATTAAATTAAACGATTTAAGAAAGATGATGACAGATGGAAGCAAAGTAAAACTTTTAGGTCAATTACAAGGATCTACTAACAAAATAGAAATTGGTGAGCAAAAAACAAAGAGTTTTGAAATATTATACACATCAGAAGATGACACAGATAAATTTTATAATTTAGAAAAATTAGAATTTGATGGAACAAAAGGTTTTAAAACATCAGAGATAAAAACACACGCACCACAAACTTTTTAAAATGAAACACTTAAAGAAATATCAACTTTTTTTAAGAGAAAATTTTGATATACAAGATACTGATAAAGAGGATGTCAAAATGTCAAAAGAGAAAATGAATGACATTAACAAAGAGATCGAGGATTATAAATCTAAAAAATCTCAAATTGAAAGTATATATAAGAAAGCTAAAACATTAGAAGAGGCTGAAGAACTTATTAAACCAATTATTGGCGATGATGAAAATTCTAATAAATTTTTAATAGAATTAAGCACTATATGCAGAATTGAAAAAGAAATTGAAGTTCTGCATAAAGAAATAGTTGATGATAAGATTAGATCAGACGATATGAGATCAGAAGCGTCATTAGTCAAGGACTCAACAACAAAAGCCACAGCTATGGGCAAAGTTACCGATATTCAGAATAGAATCGCTGAAAAAAACAAAAAAATTTTAGATAAATCCAAAGAATTTGAGGATTTAAATAAGAACCACATTAAAAAAATGCAGGATATGCGAAAAAATATCGAGGAGTATATTAAAAAAATATCTGATTCAGAACAAAAATAGAAAAAATATCGTTTTTTCTTTTTTATATATACTTTAAAATAAAAAAAAATTAAGATAAGAATATGGCAATTCAAATTGGAAAATACAAAAGACCAGGCATCTTCATCGAGGAATTTGATCAGTCAATAATCAGCTCCCCTATAGTAGAAGGCATCACGAATCTCGTCATCGGAGTTTCTAAGAAAGGACCTGTGAACACACCTATTAGGATAAGTAACCTAGGTGATTTAGAGGCCATCTTTGGACAATTGGACAGAAACTTAGAAAGAAAAGGATCTTTCTTTCATAGAACTATTTCTAAAATGTTAGAAACAAGTCCTGTGTTTGCAATGAACCTACTTTTGACAGATGATACACTAGATGTGATTGAGTACAAATCATTGTCCTCATCTGCTCAATACAACAATGACATAAAGAGAGAAGGACCTTACAGAAGATTCTTTGACACGACTGGTTTTTGGAAAAGAGACACAGAGTCATTTGTAAACTTAACTAAAAATAATTTAGGTTATAACGAAAGAGCGTTTAGTTTGACTAACCTATCGGATAGAGCAATTACAGCATTTGTATTCAAATCTTCTTTGACAGGCTTTGACCGAACTCTTCTTGAATGGTATGGCTCAGTTGAAAAAATGCCAACTTATGTTAGTCCACTTGACTACGCATCTGATTACTTAGTAGATGTAGTCGTAGTTGGTGGTGACTGGTCAAACTATCAAGAACTTGCTGTGGATCCAAGATGGAGTGCCTACTTCAATGCTTCTGGTTTAAGAAAAGAACAAATTAGAAATTTTGCTAATGATAGAAATATCACACTTCTTTCTTATTACGAAGGATTATCTTTAATTCCATATTTTAGAGATTTAAATGGTAGAAATATATTCATCGAAACAACAATCAATAGAGATACTGACAGAACAGGACTATTTTGTGCATTTAATAATGACTTAGTAGAGGCAGACTTCTATAATGGAAAAGTAGATATATTGGGTAATACCGTAGTTGGTGTTAACGAAGTTGATATTGATTTCTTATCATATAAAGAAACAATCGCTGAGCAAATTGAGGTTACAGCGGTGCCTTTAGATTTACCAGGAAACGTAACTGCTATGTTAGGTGGTGGATATGGATATTCATTAGGACAACCAGACCACACATTTGGTTCTATACCAACAACTACAGGCATTGTAGTCAATGAAGATAGTAGAACAGCTTGGTTTACTGAGCGCGCGGTATATGGTGTTACAGAAGACGCAACAATCACTTCAACTACACAGTCATATTCTATTCAGTATAATGTTGCACAAAATTCATTTGCAATAATTGGTAACACTTACGTACCAATTTCAGGGACAACTTCTCTGACTATTAATGCTTCTGATTATCCAATTTTAAACGCGACAGCATCTTATGTAGCTACTTTTGTATTAGATAATACGGGAGAAATATCTTCAGTAACTAGCTATACTCCATTTAGCTCATCTTTAGGTAACTACCCAGTTGTGACATCAAGCGATATTGTACTTGCATACATTAAATTTGATATTGCACCTTCTACTGCAACTGCTAGTGTACCAGGAGCAATGTATAATGTTGCAAAAACAATAGTATCAGTTGATTCAAATGGGTACGTTGATTTAACATTTGGTTCATCAAATGAATTCAATATTACACCGGATTCTAGCGGATCTATAAAAATTGAATTCCCAGGAACTAACACACAACCAAAAGTTAATAATTATAAGCAACACAGACAATTTTTAATGTTCAATAGATTAGTAAACCTAATCGATAGCCCTAACAAAAACAAAATGACTATGAATTTAGGAACATCTGCTTCTTATAACAAAGTTAGTTTAGAAGGCATAACAATTAGCAATATTGTTACAATCACGACTCAAAACAAATCTTTTGTTTTAAGTGGATTCGGAACAACTGATCTAAGTGATGTATTAAATGGATACTTTGTTCTTTACACATTAGACAACGAGTTTATTTTAGGTAGCGATAGTGTTATTACTAAAAACGAAGTTGCTACTCCTACAGAGGGAGTTGTTGGTAAGTATTCAAGATTCTACACTAGATACTATGATGGAATAATCAATACTAAAGATTATTTCTATAGCAATCGACTTTATGTAGACAATTCAAATAACACATCTTCTTTACTTTTAGGTAAAACTTTCAATGTTAGTTTTATTGATGGTGAAACCAATACAGGAAACACATCATCTTATGCGGGATATGATTATATCGTTTTTGAATGCACAGATACAACTATTGGCGCGACTCAAGCGGCATCAGCTTTAGACATATATACATTTGAACAAATTATTATACCTGATGCGACATTAAACTCTGGTTCATTCACCATAGTAACTAATTCAGTAGATGCGACACAAACTCCAGCAGAATTAGCAGACGCTTTAGGTTTTCCAGGTGGAAATTACTTTGCATACCAAGTTAATGAAGAAGTTGTTTCTGAAACTAAATTTGGTATTAGTTTAGTATATAACTACTTAAGAAAACACTATCTTAAAATGTATTTAAATAATGATGGTAAACTAAAAGTTGATTTCTTAGATGAACTTTTAGAAACTCCAGAAACAGTAAATATAGAAGCAAATAATACATTCTTTATTCAATCAGCTAAGTCCAACTTAAAACAAACTATTGAAATTGAGATACCTAATAATTATGTACAGGTTCCTAATAAAATACTTGTTAAAGGCGAAAGGTATACTGAAGTAAAAGTTGGTGACTTCTTAGAGGCTTTTGTTGATGAATCAACTTTAGAGTTTGAACAAGTAGGCAGAAAACTTACAAGAATTCTTTCAAAAAGACAGTACGCTGGAGATGCATCATTAACAGAACTTACATGTGACGCAAGAATTAAAACTTACAGCTATGCTGGTGATTTACAAACTATGAGATACGTAAGTATTGATAATTATGTAACTACATACAAAGCAATTCCAATGAAAGGATTTAGAGTTAGAAATGCTTCTTTACCCGACGGAACAGAAGCTAAACAAAACTCTATTCTTAACTTAGTCGCTAAAGGAACACCTTTATTCAAAGCTTTAACAAATAAAGAAGCTATTGATTTTAGATACTTAATTGATGCCTTTGGTTTAGGTCTTATAGAAAGAAGTAAACAACAATTACTTGATATTTGTGGAGAAAGATTAGATGTGTTTGGATTCATAAATATGCCATCACTTAGACAATTTAAAAACTCATCTTCACCATCATTTGTTAACACAGAAGGTGTATTACAAGTTGAATATATTGCTAAAGGAGGTGATCCTAATAGCTCACCAGCGTTCTTTTACTCTTTTGGCGAAGGAGCCGGTACAACTTGTGTTGGATATTTTACACCTTACATTTCAGTAAATGATAATGGAAGACCATTAGAGGTACCACCAGCATCATTCGTAGCAACTACGTTTATGAGAAAACATATTTCAAATGTAACTTCAGTTACTCCTTGGACTATCGCAGCAGGTGTTACTAACGGTAGAATTACAAACATAACAGGAACAGAAATGAACTTCACAAACAGTGATATTGAATTCCTTAACACAGCACAAATGAATCCAATTGTATTCAAAAGAAACAGAGGCTATGTAATTGAAACCGAGAACACAGGACAAACTCTTTACAAATCAGCTCTTTCTTATATTCATGTTAGAGAGGTACTTATTGAACTTGAAAGAGAATTATCAAGAATGTTACTTGACTACCAATGGAGATATAACACCCCAGACATCAGAGCTGAAATTAAATTAAGAGCTGATGTTATCTGTGAAACTTATGTATCAAGAAATGGTCTATTCAACTACTTCAATAAAATGGACGAGGAGAATAATACTCCGGATATAATCGATAATCAAATTGGAGTACTTGACACTTATGTAGAACCTATCAAAGGTATGGGTATTATTGTTAACAATATTACAATTCTAAGAACAGGTGCTATTTCAGCTGGTGGATTTATCACATCATAATGATTTAAAAAAATCTAAAATTTAAACCCTCAATTTTATTGAGGGTTTTTTGTTGCTAATAAATTAAACTTACGTAATAAAAATAATTATAATAGAGGAGAAGTTCTATATAGAATATATAAAAAAAAATAATAATAAATATATGTCAGATAATAAAGAAAAAATGTCAGAAGAGGAATATTTAAAAAGACACTTATCCGATTTAGAAGTCGGAAAAAATAGTTTTAATAATGATATCCCATTTGACGCAGAACCAGTAAAAGTTAATGATTTACAATACTTTAACTTTGATATCAAAGATCTACCTTGCGGAAGATTCTATCCAGTTGGTACTCTCTTTATGATTAGACCAGCTCAAGTAAGAGAAATACAAGCCTACTCTATGGTCGATGACAATAACTTTTACGATATTGTTGAAAAGATGAATGGTATGTTACAGTCTTGTGTTAGACTTAAGTATCCTGATGGTAAAATTGGTTCATTTCTTGAAGTAAGAGACCAAGATAGATTATTCTTACTATTTTTAATTAGAGAACTAACATTTCAACAAGGAAATTCACTAACAGTAAAGGCAAATTGTGGAGCTTGTAGTACTGAAAACACAATAGAACTAAAAAGAGAAAGCTTCGTATTCCATGAAATAGATGATAAATTAATTAAATTTTATAACCCAGGAACAAATTCCTATAAATTTAGACTAAAAAATGGTAAAGAATTTGAAGTAACACCACCTAATATTGGATTACAAAAAGCATTCACGGACTATATTGTAAAAGAAAATAATGAAAAAAAACAACCAAATCTTTCATTTTTAAAAATAATTCCCTTCTTGTTACCTGGTAGGTCTACTATATCTTACGACGGAATTAAATCTAAGCTAAAAGAGTTCGAAGATATGGATGATATATCGTTTCAGTTTTTAAATTCAGCTATAAATAAAATGACTTTTGGTATTAAAGAATTAAAGAAAACCTGTGAGTGTGGTGAGGAGGTCCACACTGATATGCAATTTCCCAACGGAGCCTCAGGTATTTTCGTTATTCACGATGCCTTTGAAGCATATATTAAAGAATAAACTTTTGCTTCAAAAACATTTTCATCTACAAGAAATTTCTATGGATGAATGGCCATTTTGGATGTTAGAAGAAAATGTTAAATTGGTAAACGAAATTATAGAAGAAGAAGAAACAAATCGTAAGAAACAAGAAGATGACCAAAGCAAAGGAATGGGTAACTTCAACGCTAATTCTATGATGTCATCTGCAAATGATATGACAAGAAGCCTTACAAATAATACACCTAAGTTTTAATAAATAAAAAAAGCCACTGAAAAGTGGCTTTTAATTTAATATTATATGTATTAATATCCAGAAATAAGAGGAGGATTAATAGAGAATTGCTGATCAATATACTCATCAATAAAGTAATCATAAACAATTGCAGCTGTGACATCCGTTACAATCGCATTAGAAGCCCAATCTAAGTCCCAACCAGTCAATGACTTCAATTGACAGTTTTGGAATGTAACACGTCTAAGTACAACACCTTTTTTATCATGTTGATTAACTATAATAGTAGCAATAATATCACTCTTATAATGCAAAGCACCATTTTGAGAATTGAATACTAAGTCATACCAAGCTTTTAATGTAGCCCAAGTTTCCATAGAACCTTGATTATTCACATTTACTTGAAACGGAATTGTAATCTCACCCGAAGTCTTAGTAGGTGTTGTTAAGAATTCTCTTGTTGAATACTTAAAACGTTGTTGTGCTTGGCCAACATCGAATGCGGTAAGGTTAGCACCTCCTAAGTTTACTTTTGTAGCATTTTCCAATAGTAAAATTGGATCTCTTCCCTGAGCCTGTAATAAGACAGGTAGAATAAATGTAATTTCAAAAAGGTTTAAGTATACAACCTCATCTGGTAAAGTACCTGGTCCACCTGGTGATCCTACGTTACTTATGTTTGTAAAATGTGGTAATCCCATTATTTTTCAATTATTTTTTATTTAATTCTAAACAAATTATGTATTATATATTATAATTCTTTTTGTCTCTATCTTTTACATTATTCGTTTATATGATATATATTTATTACCAAAAATGATTTTTTTCTAATATTAAACCTTTTTGTCATTTTTTATACAAATCAATATGAGTAAAATTTATCTTATCGGAGACACACATATTGGACTTGGGTATCCAAATTCAGTAGACAAGTGGTATAAAGTACACAAAGAATACTTCACAGACTTTTTAATTCCAACACTTAAAAAAAGAATCCAACCAGGTGATATTATTGTTCATTTAGGTGATCTATTTGATAATAGAAATGTCATACCAATAAACTTACTAAATTATGGAATGGACGTAGTAGAAGAACTATCCAGGATAGCACCTATTCATATAATTATCGGAAATCATGACCTTTGGTCTAAATCAACATCTGAAATTAACTCTATTAGACCATTTAGATATATTCCTAATGTAACTATATATGATAAGGTAACTAAGATTGAGTACAATGGTAAAAAGATTCTAATGATGCCTTATATAGAAAAAAGACTAGAACAAATCAAATCTATAGATGAGAACAGAGATTGTGAATATCTTTTTTGCCACTCAGACCTAAATGGTTGTAAAATGCACTTAACATCAGTTGCTCACAAAAATTCAGATAAAATTGATATTGAAAACTTCTCAGCATTTAAAGGAGTTTATTCAGGTCACATTCACTTGGTACAATCTAATAAAAACTTTACTTTTGTTGGCTCTATTTTTCAAATGGATAGAAACGACTTTGGAGACCAAAAAGGTATTTTCGTAATTGATACAGAAGACAACACAGAAGAATTTATACCCAACAATATTTCACCGGTGTTTAAGAAAGTTAGAGTAATTGATGAGGATGGAGTAGAAATACTTGAAACACTTAAAAACTCAAAAGATTATATTGATATTGCAATTTCAAATAATCTACTTATCTCTAACAGAAAACTAAGAAGAAAGTTGGAAGTGATTTTAGAAAAGAGTAATTTCGCTTCAGTTGAATACATAGATGATATAACTAAGGAACTTGTTGATGATGAAGTAAATGAATCAGTTGAAATAGACGAAGAAACTATGGAAATATCTATTGCATTAGACTATGAAGAGTATGTAAAAGAGTATATTTTAAAACAAAAATACGATAACGATAAATTTAAACAAGAAATTTTAACAGAATATGATGAAATAATCAAGATATACAAAGAGAATTATGCAAAAGACAATGATTAAACTAAACTTGATAAATCCAGAAGAGATTTATGAATCAAT